CGGTTGTAAACCCTGGTATAAAACAATGTGACCGTGTTCGTCAAGGTACTCGCTGCCATTCAGCAGGTCTTTGTAGTGTTGCGGGGTGTCTTCCTTCAAAGTCCCGTCGCTATCCATGTGCTTCACCAGGTCATAGTACAAGGCGTATCCTAAAAACGGTTTCAGATCTAACACCTGCGCTTTTTGGATGAACACTTGTATGCGTTCGGGTTTTATATTGGCTGCAATATCCTCATATCTGCGAAGGGCATCCGGTGTAATTAAATTTAACATAGCATAGCCCTCCCGCCTCCGCCAGCCGGCGGAGAATTTTTTAAATTCTTCATGATTTTCTTAATTAATATTAATGTGTTTTGCCGGCTGGCGATCTAAGCGCACATGGCTTCTGCTTCGGCTTGTTTAAAGCCATAAGCATGCACCAGCGTTGCGATCTTACTTTGCGCAGGAATAGAAGATTGCAGTAGCTGGTTAATGTTAGCGCCTGCCTTTATCCCGATGGCATCATCAGCAACATTTACCGGGATGGGTGTAATGTTCCAGTTGCCAGTAGGGTTGATATTTGTGTGAGAATGTCTAAATAGCTCTCCCAGTGCTTCGCTCAGTTCCAGTCTGTCGGGTGCGGTATTATCATTAAATTCGCGGATCGCCTCTTTCTTTTCGCCGCCATTGCTTAGGCCTGATGACTTTTCAGCGTTGACCAGTTCCTTCGGAACAGAGAACCCCTTGATAATGCGGGCCTCTACAGACCGCTCGGTAACTTCAAAAAGTTTATCGTTATTTTGGATGGCGTATGGTTGAAATTCCGGTTTGGCGCTTTCGTCTTCATACTCTATCACAATGATCTTCTGCGCACTTTTTGCACCCTGGAAAGCACCAAGGTCACGCTCCAGTTGCGATGGTGTGTTGGCATTGCCGGTATCAGTACTATTATCTGCCTCCTCTCGGCGCGACTGCATAAACAACATCGTAGATGGCAGAAAGCCGGTGGTTACTTCGCGGTTGTTAAAGGTTTTGATGCCGGCTTCGGTCTCAAAATCTTCCCAAACAGAATCGGCCTCAATCAACGGGTAATCTTCTACCTCGGGGTTAAAGTAAAACAGCTGGCCTTTGTATTTATCCCATCCGCCTGCTGCGGTAACCTGTTGTTCAATAGCCTTTTCGTCAGTGTTATACGCATCTAAAAATGTGATCTTGCTGCGCATGATGTTCTTCCAGGTTTTGTGGCCCCAGTCGCTGTAGATGGCAAACTTGCCTGCGGTATCAGCGTTATCTGTATCGCCCATACGGATATCTTCAAACTTAACATAGTTAACAGACGCGATCAGAAAGTTGGCATTATAGTTAACGTGGATGCCGAACCCGTTGAACAATGCCTTATCTGTAGCAATAGCCTTTAAAAGTTTGGCCATGGTAAGCCCCTTGCTGTTAACCGGTTGTTTACCCAGCGCAGGGTCTTCAAAACCATTGCCTGCAATAAATTTTGCCCGCTTGTTCCAGCAATCTTTAGCAGTAGGAGACTGGCCCACCAACTCCAGCATACGCTGTGGGTAAGCATTGTCGGCATCGTAGTTAAGTATCCCGAAGGTTTGGTTTGGCCTTACCGTTATGCGCCTTTCTATCTGTGGTAAGTAGGTCTTCATTTTAATTATTAATTTAGTGGATTAGCGATTGATTTGGAGATCCGCTTTCGCTTAACTTTAGGCTTCGTTTGTTCAATATCTTTCGGATTTTCAGACTTCCCGTTATCCGGACTATCGACAAACAATGCCGCTATATGCGGATACCGCTCCAGGTACCATTCGGCTTCTCCGTCGCTCAAATTATCGTTGCTGTGTACCGCCGGCGCTCCGGGGGCAAACTGGTGCCTGCCGGGTTTTAGAGAGTGTTTTTTCATAATAGTTTTGAGTTTTGGGTGATGAGTTTTGAGTAGGTAATTAATGTAAAACTCATTACTCACTACTCTCCACTCAAACTGATGTTACGCTACAAGTGCCTCAAGCGCGGCAATGGTACTTGCGTAGGTTGCGGTGCCGCTTTGTGGCGCTATAGATACTGCACGTGGCGGGTAAGGCTCTTTCAATTTATCCGGATTGGTTAACTTGATCTTGTAACCACCATCTAAAGTTTCATCGGCAGCGTTGCGCTCTGCTTCAGTTACGATGAGGCCGTTAACGGCGCCAAATAGTTCGATAGCCGAGTCGCTGTCTTTATAGTTGTTCACCGCAATGGCACGCACACGGCCGTAACCCATCGCCATTAACTGAGCTTTAACATCTACTGATAAGCCTGCGATATTAAAATCGATCTCCTCGGTATAACGCGGGCCAACCTGGGTTTTAGCCAGCTTGCTCATGGTGTTAAAGCTGTTATTAGTACCCTCAAATTTGTAAACTTTGGCTGCGCTTACGGCTGTAAGACCGGTTACGATCAGCGGATTGGCAACATCATAAGTGAGCGTGATATCATCATGGTTAAAGATGTACACTACATCTTCTATGCCTGATGTAATTGGCGTATCGGTACCCAGGCTAAAGCCTGCATTGATTTTATTGTAAATTGACATACTTGTAATTAGTGAATTATTGAATTAGTGATTTGATGATAGTATCAAGTCGCAAGTATCAGGTATCAAGATCTAAATAAGTGATGGTGAAATCTTGCTACTTGATACTAACTACTTGCTACCGCACTATGCGCTCAGGTAAAATAGCTCGTTAGCGAATTTAAAGTTTACGGCTGCCTTCATACGGGCTTTCATGCGCACAATGTTATCATTGGTGTAAGGCTTCATGTAAACGGTTGAAAGCTCTGAAGCATCGCCTAACAGATCGACACCTAAAAACAGGTTTGACGAGCGCGCTCCCAAAATAGTGTTGGCCTGCCAGTGGTTCATCAGTTGCAGCGGTACACCCAGGTAGTCCATCTTCTTAGGGTCCGTAAAGGCGTTCAGCACGTTAACCGCTTTATCTGCCTGGGCCTGTGCGTAAGCGTAACCTACATGTAAGGGGATCTGCAGGTTGAAATCTTCCTGGCTGCGGTCTGCCGGGTCAAGCTGGGCGTAGATACCGGTTAACACATCCAGCACGTTGCTGGAGTTGATGTAGCTAACCGTTGCAGCAGTTGACGAGCCGGTAAAGGTCGCCGCCTTACGTGAGTTGATCTCGTTATAGTTACGCACCAGTTTAAATGTTGTTGCACTGGCTACTTGTATAAAATACGATTGCCCCTGTACGTTGATGCCGCTGCCACCGTTGGTGGTATCTTTACTGGAACCGGTTACAGCAGTGATGGTTACTACATCGCCATCTTTTAAAGTGACAGTGCTTGATACCGTAACCACACCTGATGCGTTAATTGCGGTGGCAGCCATTGATGTGTTGGGCTTGCTTAAGCCCACTTTATAGGCATCTGTTGCAGCGGCGATAGATGGCAGCAGCCCGGTGAATGGTGCTGTAAACGCAGCCTCTTTGGTGGCGCCCTTGCCCAGCCAGTATAAACGCTCGTTAGCGATCTGGATCTTGGTTAGGTAGCGCTGCACCAAAAAGTCGCTTAGGTCAACCACGCCTTCGTAATCGAGAAATGCGCCTGGTTTTAACTGCTGCGATTCCCATGATTGTACCAGTTTGTCCCATTGTTCCTGTTTCATAAACTCGTACACAACCGGGTCAAGGTAGCTTTCCTTTTGGGTGGTGTTAGTGCCCTGGTCGGCAAATATGCCTGATGGATCCTGCAGTACCACATCGTCGTCCACATCAAGAATTATCTTGCGTTGTTTTACGTCGTTAATAACGGTTAGCAGCCCGCGCTTTACGGAGTCGGCCTCCAGCAGCGTACTTGCCATAAAACCCGCCAGCGCTTCGCCGGCATAGGTGTTGTTTGTAAATGTAAATTGAGCCATAAAATGTTTAGCTCCCCAACCCCCTAAAGGGGGAGCTTTTGATTAGTTAGGTTAAAGTTATAGGGATGTTATACTGTAGGCTTATAAAAGTAAATTCGGTTCCGCCTTCAGGGGGTTAGGGATTACTTGCTACTTACTGCCCTCTTCACCGCGTTTTGGGCGAGGGTGCTTTGGGGGGCAAAAAAGGGTAGGGTTTCGGTTTTGGCTTTGCTGCTTCGTTTAGATCCCTCGGGCGTAAAGTCGCTTTTGATCTCGTTCTTTACTTCTTCGCGGGTTTTTTTGAGCTTGTTGTGGGCTTCTTCCAAAGCAGCTTCGGCTTCTTTTAGTAAAGCATTTTGCGCATAAAGGCGGGCCTTTACTTCCTGCAGGCGGTTTTGTATTTCGGCAGGTTTTTTGGCCACTTTAAATTTGGCCG